TCTTATATATAGAATAGGCTACTCCGCAGGCCAGTCCCACGCCGGGCAGTTCATGCATGTTGGCTTGTCCGTCGCCGGGCACTCTTTTCCCGCAAGCGATGCCGGGCAGATCTCCGCAGGCTCCCCATATTCATCTATCCGGCATCTCGGGAACGCTGCCTCGAACCGCTCTCTGATTGTCTTGTGCTCCGCCGCGTCTGCCGCGCTGCGTTTACTCAGTTTGTTTTCCGGCAGAAACGCTCCCCGTTTTTCGCATCTGCATTCGTCACACAATTCACTGTTTTTGTTCGAGCATATTGGGCACTCATCGAGAAATGCGTCTATTCCATGCGGTTGCTGCGTTTCTGCCTCACCGTCCATCTTTGCGCCGCAGTTTGGGCAATACTTAAAAGGCGATATCGGTGCATCGATAAGACTTCCGCTGAATCCGCATAGCGAGCAAGTCGGTCTCAACGCTCGCTCAATCCACTCCCCATGCCGCACCGGGGCAACATCGGCGGCAGAAAGCGAGCCAATGCGTTTGATCGCATCGTCCGGAGTGTGCCCATCCCATTTCGGCGCGTATTCGACTTCCTTCACATCGAACATGTCCCAATATGGGTTAATATCATAGTGGTATGTGGCCTGCCCATCCGGGGTTTCAATGCCTACGATAAACATTCCGTCATACATATCCCCGGTATCATGTCGTTTTGACTTCCATGCTTTTTCCCGCATCAAATTGCATATCACACTGAACAGTATGGCGCGATGATGGTACAGCTCGTTGAATGTGCGGAATCCATCCGATGCGTCTCCGATTCCCGTCTTCGGGATCGGTATGACATCGGCGGCGGTGATATCCTTCAAGTCGCTTTCCTTGATGTATCTGTGCCATACATACCCGCTCAATTCAGGGCCGCGGTGCTTTACCTCAACAACCTTTTCAAGTGCCGCTTCCCGGCTTATATAGTCACTCATCGTTTGCCCTCCCGTTCCAATCACTGGCGGCCTTCGCCCTATCATCAACAAGTGTTTTGATTTCTCCACGATCTCCTAACTCTATTGCTAACTCATAACACGTACTCGGCGTTGTTACATTACAGCGTGTGCAATAGATTCCAAATTCCCATCCTCTCGTTGTGCCTCTCAAGCTGTGGGCCTTGGTAAAAAAATTGGCTTCTCCCCCGCAAAACGGACATTTCTTTAGCTCACTCTCATCGTTTGCCCTCCTGTTTGCTCGCTCCACCGCTTCTTGGTAGTCGTATGTGTCTGTGTCGAAATGGAAACCACAATCACAGACAAAGCAATATGGATCGCCACCACCATCAGGGTCATAAAAACTTGGCTTCCAATCTTCTGGCCCATGTACTTCAAGTTGTTTTCCACATATAGGGCACGACTTTAAATCACTCATTTCCCGTTTCCTCCGGCATTACTTCGTTCCAACAGTCGATGCAGTTTTTTGTACCCCTTTCGCCATAATAAACTTTCCTACAAATACATGGCGTGTCGCTTTTGTTTCTGTCTGCATTCGGGAATGTCTCAAGGTAATCCTCTGCATACGTTTTCTGCTTCTGCGGGTGCTCCGCGCACCACTTGTCGATGATAGCGGATGCTTCAGCGGGGCAATTCACGATATAGTCAGAACAGGAACCTGGGATATCGTACATCGGACACACCATGCAATCATCATGCGCATTGCACATTCTGGCGTAATCGGTAATACTAGCCATTGGTTACTCCTTTCTTTACGGCTTCACTTCAACATCAGGCAGAATATTGGTGTGGAAATACAGCTTGTAGTGATACGGGTCAGTGTGCGTGCCGGTTATATCCTCTACAACATACATCGTGTACTGGTTCAAGTAGATATAATTTTTCTTGTACTCGCTTGGCCCTGTTTTTACGGTCACAACCAATTCGTTTGACACGTTGTTTGATATGCTCATGAACCCCTCAGCTTCGAGGATAATCTTATCCGTGCGTGCATTGTACACCGTGATTTTGCGTTCACAATCAAAGTAGTCGGCCTGCTTTGAAATGTTGGCGTTTACCTTGTCGGCTTCCGAACACCCCGCCATAATTATGCTTGCTACAACAAATACCACCACAAGTGCCACAAATACCTTTTTCATTTTTCTTTCTCCTTTCTTCATCCCTGATACGAGCATTCATCCATTTCGTAAGTATCCGCTATTGCCCTGAAAATCGGGTAAAACTGCTGCGGTACAACGGCATTGCCTAAGCATTTAAGTCTGTCCACCCGATGGGGAACCCCATGAGCCACTCTACCCACGCTGGGTTCAGGCTCCCACACCGGCAGTGTTCCGAGTCTGCCATCATAACCGCGTTCGGCAGTTGACCCATGTGACCTCGTTCGCCCTTCTCCAGTCTCGTTCGAACGTGCCCGAGAGAATTGCACCCCTTGTAATCCCTGGCCGCCGGCGTTGGCCATAGTTTTACTTCTGCCGAAAGATTCGGTTCTCCGCGCGAGTTGTGGTAAAATTTCCGATTCGCCGCATCTGATGCGACCGGCGTTTTCCACAGCCCTGGATTCCCTGTTTGCGATGAATGCAACTCTTTCTCTGCGATGCGGAGCGCCGACATCCGCAGCTTCAAAATCAAACACGAGGACGTTAAAGCCTTCACGCTCCAGGTCCGTGACAATGTCGGAAGCGGCAATTCGCAGGATTCCAGGTACGTTCTCACCGACAACCCAACGCGGCGTAAGTTCTCTGATAACTCGTAGCATTTCCGGCCATAGGTAGCGGTCGTCCCCCTTGCCTTTTTTCTTTCCGGCCACGGAAAATGGTTGGCAGGGGAATCCTCCTGAAACAATCTCAACTGTTCGTAATCCTGTCTGTTCATAAAAACTATCCCTCGTAAGCGTTCTTATGTCTCTCCATCTCGTCACATCCGGCCAGTGCTTTTCCAATACCTTCGTTGGATAATCCGCCCACTCGCACTGCCCAACAGTCTTAAATCCTGCCCATTCAGCTGCAAGGTCAAGGCCGCCTATTCCGCTGAAGAGAGACAGGTGCGTCATCCCTGATACGGGCATTCCCCCGCCCTGTCCGTCACGATCCCGCATTTTGCAAGGTCCCTGCGCTTCTGGCATTTCTTTACTTCCTTTCCCTGTTTCGTGCAGAACGCACATTCCCCGATCACATCCGCCATCAGGCGGTCGAATACCTGGGTTGGGATGATGTAGCTGTCATAGTTGGCACGCGGGTTGCTTTTGTGAACAAGCGCAAACTGGCTGTTCTTTGTCGTGTGAATAATCGATGCAAGCTGGTCAATGTCCACATCCTCAACCACAGCGTTGAATGCCTTTTCAGCATGGCGCATCATGGCCTGAAGGGAGCGTTTCGCCCGTTTGAACTCATCCCTTTTGTCCTCTGCCATTGCCTCACAATATGTCACAATGCCGGCCAGTACCGCGATCTGCTCCCTTGTTTGGCTGTTGATATAGCTCACTTTTCAATCCCTTCCGCGCGGGCGTATGCCGTTACAAGAAGCGACAACGCATCTTCTTTGGACAGCAGGTGCATGCCGTGCTGCGTAAAATCGGAATACTTCATTGCGCGCTTTCCGCGCACAAGCGCATTCATCAGCTCGCGGCGCGCTCCGGGGCTGTCCGTCCAGTTCGGTAGCAGGCAGATCACATCACATTCGCCCAGCATGGCAAGCGTGATTTCAATGTACGAATCATAGCCCCATCCAAGCGGGAGGATCGCCGGATTCATCACGCTCTCCCCCGCCTCTGTCAGCGCACGTTCGGCCGCTTCAAAGTCTTCCTTGTAATTTGGGTTGCCCGTTATCTTGCCGGCGAGATAGATCGTCATGTCTCACC